ATGAAACAGACGAAGGAGGCGGTACGCTTTGTCTACGACAGGCGTAAGAAAGCCACACCGACCAATCCCTCACGGATCGAGTTGGAAATCTACTTCTCCCGCAACTCGCGGAAAATTATCCCTACGGACATTATGCTGCTGCCCCACCAATGGCAGAAAGGGAAAATCGTAAACCATCCCGCGGCACACCAACTGTCGGTACAGTTGGAGAAAATGCGCGACGAGTATGAGCGGTTGTTGCTGCGTATGGAGGCAAACGGGGAACCGGTCGACCTCCCGTCTCTCAACGCCCGATTGCAAGATGCCGGCCTTGGCGGTAATTCGTTCTTGGATTATTTGTATGAACGCATAACGACGCAGACCATGCAAGAATCGACCCGCAGGCGCAAACTTGTCGTGTACAACGCACTGAAACGGTTCGGCCGCATCCGGTCGTTCGCATCCGTAACAGCAGAGAATATCAGCAGGTTCGATATATTCCTACGCGATGGCGATCCCGAAATATTCGATGAAGCGGGAAACAAAACCACAGTACGCACCCAAGTAACCCTGCACAATTACCACAAAGGGCTGAAACCTTACATCCTGGAGGCATTACGATTAGGATACATTAAAGAAAACCCCTACAACAAATTCAAAGACGTACGAGGACAATCGAAAGAGCGCAAACCGCTGACCGCAGCGGAAGTCAACAAAATCATGGAGGCCACCCTGCCGCCGAAACTCAGCGACGTACGCGACCTGTTCGTATTCAGCGCCCACACCGGCCTTGCATATTCGGACATGGCGCGCTTTAACTACGAAACGGACGTTGTTTTTAAAGACGAATTCCCCTATATCGACGGCGAACGCCTCAAAACCGGCTCTGCCTTTTTTACTCCCATATTACCGCCTGCGATGGACGTATTAAAGCGTCACAGGTACAAATTACCGATTATCTCGAACCAGAAGTACAACGACTACCTCCACGTCATCGAAGCGCAATTAGGCATAGGAAAATCCCTCACCTCGCACCTTGCGCGTCACACATTCGCCACGATTGCGCTGAACAAAGGCGTACCGATCGAAGTCCTTGCGCGGATGCTCGGGCACAAGAACATCGCAATAACGCAGATATACGCGAAGATTCTAACGACATCCATAGAACGATATGCCGCAATATTGCGATAGAAAACGCCCCGGATTTCTCCGGGGCGCACCGTTGATCGTTAACCTGTGATAATTAAACAAACCGAACGGATTCTATTTCTTTGGCGAATTCCTTGATCTTCTCCTCGATCTTGCGGGCGGTCTTTTCGCTCGGCTTCCGGAAGCCGCTGATATAGTGCCCGAGCTGCTTCTGGTTGACCCCCGTGATGCGCTCCAGCCCTGCAAGCGTAAAGGCATAGGCATAGTATTGCAGGAACGACGGAACGTCGTACTTGAATTCGAACTCCAGTTGCGGACACTCCTTTCCCTCGGCCTTATACATCGCCTGCATTTCCCCGTAGGAGTTATAAAAGTCCGCAATCGTATCGGCCACGGTCTTTCCCTGCCCCAGGAGCCCGAACGGGACGCTTTTTATAAACTCCATATTCGCATCGAAAGTGCCGTCGGCACCGCGCTCGATTATAACCTGAACTTTCATAATTTAATCGTTATTTGGTTCGGCAGGTGCCGGGGTCAAAACTTGACCCCGGACTGCTCGCTAATGCTTTTCAGTGTGCCGGCCTTCGCTTCTTCGCTCTTGTGCCGGGGCAGTAGGAACCGGCGGTCGGTGATGGGACTGTACCACCAGTCGTGGTTCGTGCCGTGAGAAACGAACCGGCAACCGGCCTTTCTCAATTTCTTTTCTACTTCCGAGTACTTCATTTTTCGGGCCTTGTTTAATTATCACAACACAAAGATAGTATTTTTACTATCATTTACCAAATATTCCAGCAATTATTTTTCGTGCGGTCTCAAAAAAGCATCCCCGGAAAGTCCGGGGATGCCTTCACAGTCAATTCCATTTTCTCCATAGCGTCACACCTACGGTTCCCTGGAGATAGAAACCGTCGCATCGGGGTGTCCAGCCACCTTCGGCCGTGAAGCTCAACCGGCCGCGGGTATGTCGCAAGCGTCCGCCGATCCACACCAGGGCATCGTCCCGGGCATACAGCGCACCCGCGGCGGCCTCCAGCTCCCAGCGCGGGAACCGCGGCACGTCCCGCACCACCTCCCGCACCCGCTCCACCTCCTTCATCAGCGGCCGGATCGTGGGTGAAATAGCCAGCAGGCGGTTGCGGCCGACCGAGGCATCCACCAGGAACATCCCGGTGGAATCGCTCGAAAAATCGAAGTGGTAGTCCCGCGTGCGCAGGTAGTCGGCAATGATTGCGGCCGTATCGGCCGGAGCGGGAATTCGTACCGTATCGGGCGGGTCGTGCACCGCCACCGGCCACGGGTCGCGGATGGTGACCGTCAACGGGGGCAGCGGTTTCAGGCGTACGGTTACGCTGTCCCTCACAACCACCGACGCGGCGCCCCTGCGGTATCCCCAGCCGAAGAGCAGCGCCCCGGCAGCAAGGGCGGCGAGCAGGTAGAGGATCAGGCGTTTCATAATCCCTCGGCCGTCACGATCCGTTGTACGTTGTCGATCATCGAGGCCATGACCTCGGCGTAGTTCGGAGCCGTAGCGTACTTGGCGCCGGTGTCATCCACAAGCCGCCGGGCGTACTCTTTCGGGTCGGCCCGGTACGGCCACGCATCGGCATACGAGGGTTTGCGCAGCAGCGACAGATAGTCGTCCAGGCACGCATCAAGCGAGGCGTACACACGGAAAAACCGCCGGACGCGGTATTTGTATTTGTCCGGGGCAACCTGCTCCACCGATACGACCTCCTCGGGCGCCTTGAATTTCACGTCGCGCGTCTTGAAGTATTCCGTGGTGAGCACCAGTTCCGCCGGCCCCGCCCACGTACTACCCTTCGTGATGCCGAAAATATTGTTGCCGATGCCTTTGACCTTCCAGCCTGTTTCCAGTGCCGCCTGCGCCGTGACGAACAGCGGACTGACGCCACCGGCGCGGTAAAGTCTCTCGGCCGCCGGATAGATCGCCCGGACGAATTGGGTTTGTTCCTTCTTTGTTGCCATCGTTATTGGATTGCTATTGTCGATATTGACAGGTTGTTATTCCTAAGCACTTGTGTCATTGCGCGAGGTGTTTAGTGTACAGGATATGCCCGACCCATCCGGCCATAGCACAAACAACCCCCACAAGGATGTAACGCGGGAATACGATTCCGAGCACTACGGCCACGGCCGCAACGATGCTCCATACGATCCATTTCTTTTTCATTTGTCCTTTTGTTTTTGTTTGTAGTTTTCCGAATATCGTTATTGGTTTGCCTTCCGCTTTTCTTCGACCTTATCGGAGCAGGATTTGCATTTCGCGGCCAGCCGCTTCTGGTTGCCCCGCAATACCGGGCATTCGTTATTGTGCCCCTCCTTGAGGAATTTACACTCTACCGAGCGGCTGACGATCTCCTTGAGGTATTCACGGTCGGCTTCTTTTTCGTCAAAACGAGTTTCGAGTTTCGCATAGCGGATTTCCAACTCCTTGTAACGGCGTTCGTTGCGTTCGTCGTCCTGTTTCATCTTGTCGATAACCTCCTGCGAATAGCGCATGGTGGTCTGCAACGTCTTGTCGAACGCATCGCTTATCTTGCTCACCATATCCGCCGAATCGGAGCCTTTCTGTTCCCGTGTCCGGGCAAAACGGTCGATAAGCAGGTAACCCACACCCCCGGCACCGAATATCGCCGTCATCCATTGCAGCCAGGTATCCATGCCCTATCCGTTTTGAGGGTTCATAACCGTTTCTTCGGCGGCCAGCTCTTCGGCACGCCGGGCCCTCAGCGCCGCAAGGGTCTTTTCGTTCGCGTTGTACTCCGCGTTGGCCGCTTCGTACTCCTCATAATCCAGAGGATAGGTAGCCCGGAAGTCAAGGTCGGACTTGCTGCATTTGGCCGCCCTGTCGTCGGACTTGGCCATGACTGCCCGTAATTCGAGCTGCCGCGATTCGAGGATGTTGATTTGCTGTTGTGTTTCTATGGTTCAGGTGGTTATAAAGCACTGACCGTACGCACGAAGTAGGTGTTATACTTGTAGTTGCCGTTCAAGTTGCCCGTGTAGCCATTGTAGACGAACGCGAGGGCGTAATTGTGCTCGCATGACGTTCGAAAAGTAGTGTTAGACCCGTAACAGGTCGCCTTACCGAGGCGCGACAGCGTGCGGTTTACGGGGTCTTTTTCCACGTCGGCAGCCGTCAGCACGCGGTCGTGCATGAGCAGATAGATTTCGTCGACGGATGGCAGCCACCATGCGCCCGCTTCCAGTCCGGTAGTTGCGCCCTCGACCGTGATGCCGTAGTCGAGAGCAGCCGCAGCGGCCGGGTAGCGGTACTGTGTCTTACCATAAATGTCCTCGAAGGTAAGCCGCCCGATCAGGTGAGTGTCGGTCTTGCCGTCGCGCAGCAGCGCACCATAAGCTGCGGGGTATTGCAGCAAATGTTCTCCGAACAGATAATCCCGGTAGGTCGGATAGGCGGCGACCAATGCCGGATTGGCTTCTTCGGTAAAGGCGCTTTCGCGGATAATCTCGCCGCTGCCCGGTTGCTGTCCGGGTTTCTCACTTCCGTTGGCCGAATAGTATCGCAGGAATTCTTCGGGATTACAGCCTGCTAACGACGCATCAACCCCGTTCTTACGGCGGACGGGATCAGTCGCCCCCTCGATCAACACCCCCGTCAACGTCGTTTGATAATTCACATCCTCCGGTGGCCTTGTGATTTGACAACCGCTTACGACTTTGATAATCGCAAAATCAGGATGCCATGTGTTCGACGATACGATGATTCGTGCGGTCGCTTCATCTACGGAGGCAGTCCAGCCGTATGTGGATTTAACCGTTGCATTGGCATTGATTTGCGCTGCGATGTCTGCCAGTGATGCCCCTGCGGCATACGTTATCGGCAACTCCATCGCATAAATGCCCTGGCCGAACGACAAGACAGCGGTTCCTCCCGCCGCAAGGTCGAAGCCCGACAATGCAACCTCATAAGAGTATGCCCATCGCTGGCTGCCGACCGTTGCATTTTCGAGCGATACGATCAGCACCCGATCGCCCTGCCGGGCATAGACCACGGCCACGGGAATCAGTTGGGGAGGTATCTTTTCTGTAACCAGCGTATCGCCTTTGATAAATTTCAACGTACTATCCGTCTTGTCGAAGACGACGAGATCACCGACACCGGCGGCCGATTTGCGGATCACGGTATTCACACCGTCATAGATCAGTTCGCCGTCGTTCTCGATATAGGATTCCGACGAGAGGGTTTTAAGCCGCGCGGCATCCGCTTCGTAGGCGGCCTTATCCGCATATTTGTTTATCTGTGACATAATTCAGTTTATTTTTCATAGCTCCGACACCGGCCGTACGATGCTGGATATGGATTTGCCTTGCTGTTGGAGCATCCACCGCGTATTACCGTATTGATTGACCTGAAAATAATATAATGACGAGTATTCGGTCGAAGAGGCCATATAGTCCGTCTTGGCGATCACTTTCCCCGATACGGACAATGTCCGATTGACCGGATCATAAGGCTGCGCGAATATGAGACCTTTGGCCATCAGCCACAACTCCTCGGCCGACGGAAGCCACCATGCCCCGGTCTCCAGCCCCGTAGTCATCCCCGCGACTTGCATCCCATATCCGGCCGCAGCCGCTGCGGCCGGATAACACGGAACAGTCTTGCCGTAGAAGTCGGTTCTTGTTTTCCCGGCAAGAATGGCCGTATTGCTTTTGCCGTCCTGCAGGAACGCCCCGTAAGCCGACGGATATTGGGCCAAGTGTTCCCCGAAAAGATAGTCCCGGTAGGTCGGATAGGCCGCAACCAGCGCCGGATTATCGGCCTCGGTAAAGACACTTTCCCGGATGATCGTCGAGCTGCCCGGCAGGATGTCGGTTTCCGTCGTGCCGTTCTCTCTGTAGTACTCCAGAAACACATCGTTGTCGCATCCGGCCAGGTGTGAGTCAGCGCCATTTCTGCGGCGTATGTTGACCGTCGTGTTTTGGGGTATAATGGCAGTGGTGGTCTGGTAATCGACATCTTCCGCATGCTTGGTAAGCGTGCAGCCCGAAGCGGATATTTTTTTATGGCCTTCGGTTGTAGACCACGCATTGCACTCCATGACAATGGCATTCAGCTCGTCCGACGCCGTGGCTTTCCATGAATACTCCACTATTTTTGTGTTGGCGTTGATCTGCGCCGCGATACTTGCGAGAGTTGCCCCGGCGGGATAGGTGAACTCTAAATCCGAGGTGTAAATATGCAGCGTAAAACTGCCGCCCGAAGAGAGATCGAAGCCCGAAAGTTTCACTTCGTACGCCACTGCCCACCTGTAAAAATCCAGATGTTGCAGGGCGACGATGCGCACCCGCTCGCCCCGGCGTCCGTAGGCCACGGCCATCGGAACGAGTTCCGGCGGCAGCCGGTCGTAAAGCAGTGTCGCGCCCTTGACGAACTTCAGCGTGCCGTCCGTTTTGTCGAAGACCGCAAGATCGCCGGCATCCGCGGCATCCCGGTCGACAACGACATTTACGCCGTCGTAGATCACCTCGCCGTCGTCTTCGACGTATGACACCGCCGACTGCGTGTCCTTGCGGTTCTTGTCGGCCGTGTAACCCGCCTTGTCGGCGTATTTGTTGACTTGTGACATGTTGTATGTTGTTTAAGCGTTCTTCCAGTCCGACACCGCGCCGTTGCCTACGGAGTGGTAGACCGCGTTGTTCTTCGTATCGACATAGAACTGCCCCGCGCGGTCGGGGGCTTTCGTCGGCGCGCCCTCGCCCGTGACGACGAGGTTGTTGTCGCCCCACACGCCCAGCTTCTTCACCTGCAACTCCGGGATCAGCACTTTGCCCGAGAGCATTTCCACGAGCAGCCTTTCGAGGTGCGTCACGCGCTCTTCGAGCGTGCAGTCCGAGTGCGCGAGGAGGGACAATTTATCCTCGTCGCGCGTGGTGTCATCCTCCAGTTTCTTTTCCAGCGTCGTGCCGTCTCCCATCAGCACGGCCGACGCCGAGGTCTGCGGGTCGAACGCCTTGCCCTCGGCGTTAGTAAGCACATAGGCGCCGGAGGCGGTCTTGTCCCCCTGCATCGCGTTCTGCGGCCGAAGAGCCCGCCGCATGGCTTCGTCGGTCTGCTCCCCGGTGGTTTGTAATTGGTAAGTTGCCATTTCTCTGTGTTCGGTTTTAGGGTTGCACTGTGTAAATTTACCGCTTAATTTGTGGAACATCGGCGATCAGGGTTCCTGCGAGACCTCGACATCGTAGGCCACGTCCTCACTCGCTTCTATGTTGTGCCACTGCATCGAGATCGTCCCCTTGCGCAAGTCACCCGTCTCGTTCTTCGAGACGGCGAAGGCACGTCCCTCGCCCACCGCCACCGTGCCCGGGATGTCCCCGGTGATGGTGCACCATTCCGGCGCCGAAAGCAGCTCCAGGTCGACGTTGCCCGTATTGCGGAGCGTCCCCAGGTGTGCCGTATATGTCCACGGGGATGGCGGGTCGAGCGTAATGCCCGGCGAGTAGTCGTAGTAGAGCACCACGTCCGTGTCGTAGGTGTACGCCTCCTTGCCCGCCGGGACGGCGATCTGCTGCATATGCATGCGCGAGCCCTCGGCCTGCGCAATGATCAGGAGCGTAAAGCCCTGCGTGGTCGCATTGTCGAAAGTCTCGTGCACGCCGCCCGTGAATTGCAGGTTTTCGTCGCTCCCGTCAGGCTTCACATACTGAATCACCACGACCGCATCCTCCACCGCCGCGCCCTGCTCGTTCCTGACCGCGAAGTCCAGGTGCAGGGAACGAGAGCCCGGGTAGAGCGTGACAGTCTTGCGGATCATGACGGCCTCCGTACCGGCTTCCACGGGCACTTCCTCCACAGCGGTATTGTAGTCCGCGGCCGTGACGGTGATGCGCGACGTAAAGGCCTTCACCGAGCAGTCCGAATGTCCTCTATCGTCGAGGATGCTGCTGTTCGTGGCCAGCATCGTGTTGGTCTTGCCCGAGCTTTGCAGGTACGTGCAGGTGATCTCTTCGACGACGACCGCCGAGCCTCCCGCGTCCTGCACACGCACTTCGGCGGAGATCATACGCGACGAGCGCAGGGGAACGACCCCGGTGTAGGTGTAGTCCGAGCTGCCCGAAGGGATAAACCCCTGAATCCAGCCATCGTTGTAGCCGGACTTCGAGGCCGTGACCGTGACGCTCGATCCGCTCGTGGGGATGTCGGCGATGGTATCGTCCACCGCCGAGGTATTCGTATATTCGCGCGTCACGGTTTGGCCCGCCGCGTTCTTTGTCGTGACGGTGACCTTATCGGCCGCGAGGGGGCTGCCGTCCGCGTCCTCGATAGACAGCACGACGTGCAGGTTCCGCCCAGGCGCAGGTTCCGAAGGGGTCAGGGTCAACGTCTCCGTCACGGAGTACTCCTCAGTGCCGGCGGGGATGTTCACCTGCTTCTTGCCACTCGTATACCCGGCCTTGGTCGCGGCGAGCCCCAGGGTCATATATTCCGTGGAGGCTTCCAGCGTGACGTCGACAGCGTCCGTGTCGGCCCAGCGTTCCAGCTTGCTCGCGCCCGACGGAAGGATATACGAGGCCGTAACCTCGTCGGCCGCAAGCGGCGCGCCCTCGTCGTCCGTCACCGTGAGGCGGAGTTTCAACGGGCGGCGCGGCACGGCGCTATTCAGCGTGGCGGTCTTGGTGACCCGGGCGCTCCCGGCACCCGCGGCGAGGGTGACGGATTCGTTCCACGGCTCGTAGCCCTCGGCCTGCACCTTGAGCGACATGGCGAAGCGGCCGGTCGTGACGTCCGTAAGCGTGGCGGTGACCTTCGAGCCCGACCCGGCGTAGGTCGCACGAGTGCCGTCGGACTTGGTGTACTCCGCCTCCACGGACTGCGCAGCGACCGGGGCGCCCTGCGCGTCCGTGATCGTAAGGTCGAGGTACACCGTGCGGCTTCCGGGGGCAGCGGCTTCCAGCACGGCGTCGTCCGTATAGGAATACGCAGCATCGCCTTCGGGGACGGAGACCGTGTGCTCATAGGGTTCATAGCCCTCGCACGCCGCGGCGACGCCCAGCGTGAACGCAGCCGTCGTGACGTCCGCAAGCGTGGTCTGAATACGTCCGTTTTTGCTGGAGTAGTAGGTCTCTTCGCCGTCCGACCGCGTATACGACACGACGGCCTCGGCATCGGAGAGAAGCCGCCCGCCCTGGTCGGTGACCGAAAAGTCGAGGCGCAGGGAACGCCCCGCATTGCTCAGGCGCACCTCTCCTTCGTACGAATAATCCTCCTCGCCCGCGGGGATGTCGACGCTTTGGTCGTACTCCTTGAAACCCGGCTCCGAGACCGTGACCCGCAGCGGAAACGAGAGCACCGTGGCCGCGTCGATAAGCGTGTCGATGACGTCGAAGCCCCGGTAACTGTTCCGCCCCGTGCTGCCGTCGGGCCGCGTCCAATAGATGTCCGTCGCGGCAGCCGTGACAGGGCTACCCGAAGGATTCAGGATCGACAGGCGGACGCGAACCTTGCGCGAGGCAAGCGCCGTACCCTCCTGGTGCACGGCGACCGTGCGCCGACCAAGGCACCCGTACGCATCTGGCCCGAACTCGGCGACGCCGTCACGCTCGTACTGCGTCGAGGCGGCAGAAAGCGTGATGCCCGTATTGCCCGAAAAGGTTGCGCGAAGCCAGTCCAGGCCCGCGTATTGTTTGATCGGGAACAGGCCCGGTTGTACCCCAACACTGCGCGAGCCCCCGATGACGGGCAAGTGGACGGACGTGGGCGACAACACGAAATCTGACTTGCGGATCAGGCGCAGCGTGAGGTCGTAGCCCGACTTTACCGACGTCGGAAAGTGTGTCAGGTCAACAAACGTTTCACCCTCGAAATAGGGTTCGAACTCGGCAGGCACAGCCAGCGTGCGGCCGAATGAATCGAGCAGCGTCCGCCCTTGCGAATCGAGGAGCACAAGGGGTTCGTCCGCCTTCATACTGACCCGTATTTTCGTTCCGGCATAGACATCCTCCCAATCCTCCGGCGCTTCATTGAGGCTCCATACGACGGCGCCCTTCTCGTCCGTGTGCAGGCTCACCAGGTCATCATCGCCGTGGCTTATGATGATTCGCACGCCGGGGAGCATGACCCCGGACACCGCGTCGACCACCTTCACACGGAACTGCACCGATGCTTCGGGCATTTCGATCAGTCCCACGTTATCGTCGAACGACACATAGGACAGGTAACTGCCGTCGGCCTCGTATGCCACCACACAGAGATAGGGGCCGCAGACAATCACGTCGCTATCTGCGCCTATCGGTATCTTGCACTGCGCTTTGCTTCTCGCATCGTAAGCCGACAGATAGAAGTTGCCGCCGCTGTTGACCTTCACGGCCGCCAGCGCGCTGTTGCAATCGGCCGCGACGACCTGCCCCGTCCCATCGTCGAGAGCGAACAGGGATTCGCTGAATTTCAATTCTCCGCCGACCCGGCGGCACACACTCACGGCCGGCCGTGCCGTAGCGGGATCGCGTACTACGACCAGAGAATCGGAGACGGCCAGCATTTCGACCGGCGCGGCAGTCATAGGATTATACTCATCGTCTATTGCCGGCAAGACGTCTGCGGGATGCAGCTCGTAGTTGTGCCAATAGGTATTGGTCGCTGTCCGCAGGACGTACCCGTTGGACATAAGCATCATAGCGGTGGCGGAAATGTCGAACACATCCTGCGATTCTATTTCCAGGCCATCCGTAAACACGGTTACCGTCGTTTTCCCGGCCACAGTAACGGCGTCGTATGAAACCCACACTTTGCGGGAGGCATCATACAGGGCCTTGTCGTACGCCAACACGTCAGCCGTAGTAGCATCGAGGTGAGACAATACGGTACCGACATTATCTACGGCATACAGTTCACCGTCCCCGACCTGGATAACAACAGAATTTATACCTTTCCTTATGTCCAGTTTTTCCGCGCTGTAAGGCAAGCGGATCGTATCCCCTGTTTCCGTGTCAAACAATTCGACCTCGTGAGAAACCAATCCTGTCCGGAAAAATAAAGTTCCATACAAAGCCGCACATAACCGCTGGTATTCACGAAACGTGTGTGTCGGGGTTAATTCGAGCGGCTTGTAAACCCGCTGCGTATCGACCAACTCGCGCAGTTGGACTTTATATATCTGACGGGGTGCATACAACTCCCACGAATTGACATAGTAGATTGCCTTCGTAAACATCCAGTCACGAAACAAGGAATTCATGTCGACGGCGAACGGGCACTGTAATTCTCCGTACAGTTGTCGCCGAACTCCCGCCCGCAGACGACGCACGCCATCAGCGAGAATATCCATAATGCAGCCTCGCTCCGTCCGGGCGACCCATGAAACGACAGGCGAGCCGGCCGCGTCCGTCAGCACGTTCGGAAGGATGACGTTTGCATTCGCGTTGTACCCACCGTCACGTACGGGGACAGAGCAGGTAAATTTACCTGAGTTGGCTGAGGTTACCGGTAAATTAACCCCCGAAATATCCGGAGAATTATCGCCAAGGTCATTATCAATAGCGATATTCGATATAAATGACTTTTGAAGTCCGTCAAACCCATAAATGTAGAAATAAATGATAAGCTGACCGGCCTTATTCTCCAAGTTGGGGATGCTGGTTACGGCAAAATCAAACGACTGCGACTGCAACCCAGACAAAGGGTAATAATTCGACGCATCAGTAACATCGGAACCTGCTATATCTTTTTTCAACTCTGTGTCATCGGAAATTTTCTCATCCCATGAACTCGTCCTGATATTCCAAAAACGCGAATTACTTTCCTGTCGAAATTCGATATGACAGCTGGCGTACAGTTTATAATTCGTCGCATTAAAGACATCGAACGATATGCTAATAGATATTTTGGCAGCCGGGTAATAAGTTTCCGACCGATATTCAACACGCCCATGCGTAGCATGTAGAAATACCCTATTCTTTAAAACACGGAACTGCCACACCGTATTCAAAGCCGTCCAATCCTGCGGTTTATAATAATTTTCCTCTTCTTGCTCCTTGGTCGCAAGCTGGATTTCCGCATTCTGATACGGCGCCAGCAAATTGATCTCCGATGCAGAGGACATTTTACACTTGTCGTACCACAGGTTATGCACGACTGGCCTATTCTTATCCGCAAAGAACGCGGCCGGCCTGATCCGGCTGCGTAACGACATGACGGTACGCAGGTGGTACGTCCCTGCGGCCTGGAATATCTGCCCGCCGAAAGGCGCTACGCAGAGTTCCAACACATCGCGCCAAGTCGCCTCGGTATCCTGCATGTCATATATGCGGGCGCGGTCGATATATATGGTTTTCAGGGATGGCGCTGTCGAATCGTCCGATTCGAGATTCAACCATTCGCAAACCGGCAAATCGAGTTCGAGATTTTCGACAGCCTCCTGCAACAGGTCGTACACCGTCGTTGCGCCGGTGAATTTAACGCCGTCGGTATTGCGAAACGGCATGGCACTTAGCAACGACAACCCGTCCGTAGCCGATAGGGTCACTGCATACGGTGCTCGGGCGAACTCCTCCTTATAGCTGTTCGCAGCGAGAAATCCTCGCCATAAAAACCGTTTTTCAGGCTGTCCGGCCGCATCAGCGCGCCATTCGTAGATCGTGATGCGGAATTTTCTCGGATCGGTGGTAAACAGCGACAGGTATTCCATGCTGTTAACGCAAAGTACCTGCAACGTCAACGAACCACCCTTTATTGCCGTATACTCCGGATCGTCCGCTCCGCCCTGTTTGAGGGTAAACACATCGTCGTGCGGGCGCATCATGGCCGGGATCGCGTTCGTCAGGCCGCGTTCTTCGATCTCGATACGATACAGCAACCGGTCGCGCATCTTCGATCGGTAGTCAATATAATATTTCAGCCCGTATGCCATTACACCCCTGCATTTACATAGTTCACTCTCACATCTTCGCGGCGAATAGCCAGCAACAAGTCGGAACCGCTCACACGGAACTGTCCGCCGACAAATTCGAGCGATTGGCGCCCGAACCCGTATTGCCTCAGTTTCGACAACGGCGCAATCACCTCGGGGTCACTGCCCGCTCCGCGGTTATCACCGACAAGAGCCATAGTAGGCCCGTAAGCAAGGCCGCCGTTTGCCAGGGCGATACCTTTGCTTGCGTTGCTCTTGAAGGCACTGATCATTGCCGTACCTGCGGCTATAGCAGCAGCACCTACAACCAATCCGACCCACGGTGTAGCCCATATACTGTTTAATGCAACTTTTATGGATTCAATCACCTCGGATGTCGCAATAAGCTGTTTTCCCAATGACACTAAAAATTGCCCGACGGCACGCCCAAACCCGGCAGCAAGATCATCGAAGGCTCCATCCCCGGACAGAATATTGCCCAAACCCTCCCCAAAAGCAAAAGCGAGGTCTTGTACAAGGTTATTCAACATGGCGCCATAATCCATAATTGCCCCTTGTACCGTATTTTTCATATTCCCCAGGTTCTGCCTGAACTTCTCGGCAGCCGCTTCCCAGTCGGCAGCGGGCGGATTGATTGCGTTCGGATCGAATTGCAGCGGGGTAACGCGCCCAAACTGCATTAAACTATATTTCGACCGTGCTTTATCATACTGATCTTTATACGCCGGGTTGTCCGTGTACTTTTCTGCTAATTGCTGTAATTGGTTAATATTATTTTTAGTTTCGGTTAAGTCCTTATCTGAAAATTTTAATGCGACCCACGGATTCGACACAACGGATTGGTTGCTCACCGTTGTCATATCGCTAATCTTTTTTTCGAGGACTGCTATCTCTCGGTTTAAATATCTTACCTTGTTGGGATCAAATGTTTTTGATAGTCTATCTTTAAGCGCCTCCAATTTTTCAATGAGCGGCTTCAATAAACCGTTATCATCTTTTAATCCTACATTCTGTACTCGTTCGAGCTCCTTATTCGTCTTTTCAATTTCTTGATTCAACCGGGAGATTTCACGTATAGTTGTTGCTTCTCTTTTAGCTTTTTCGAGCTTCGTTATTTTATTTTGGAGCTGCCCGATCAGTCCGATCGTTTTCTCTGTTCCGTCATTCTCAGATGCAGCCGTATTCTGCTTTTTAATGTCGATCAAACGCCGGATCGCCTCGATCTCGACCTCCAACTGTGCGATTTCCTCTTTGGATTCCCGAATACGTTTGGATTTGTTCGGATCATAGCTATTATCCTTTTGATCGTAGTAAATCCCGGTTTTCAGGGCGGAAACCCGCGCCTGTTTCCGGCTCTGCAAATCAGCCAGCTGTTCGGGCGTATAATCCCCTTCCCGCCATTTTTCAACGAGTTGATCCGCCGCGTCCGAAAATGCCTGTTTTTTTGCAGCATTGAATCCGATAATCGCGGTTGTCACAGCAGCAATCGCCGTCGCAACCAGCCCGACGGGGCCAAGCATGGCGGCAAACCCGGCTTTAAGCAAAGGCAGCATTTTAAGTACAGCCCCCAACCCCATCGACAGCGGGCCAATAGCAGCAACCAATCCTCCGACTGCCACAATCGCCGTTTTTGTTCCGGACGGAAGTTCCTGCAACCATGTCACGGCCTTCTGGAACCAGCCTACGATCTCCTTCACGACCGGCATCAAGACCATGCCTATTTCCTCGCCGAGGTCACCCAGGGAGTTCTTCAACTGCTGCAACGGGCCGAGGCCTGTGCGTGCGACCGTCTCGGCGAACCCCTTGTAATTGTCCAATGCGAACTGCACGGCCGCACCGTTTTTCAGTTCTTCGGCGGTAAACTGTTTCAGCGCCGGAATGCTTTCCCCCAATTCGCCGGTCAGCCCGCCGTAGGTTTTCGCCAGGTTCTTGACGGCGCTGTCGAGCGTCATGCCCGTTGCGGCAGAGAGTTGTGCCGACGCCTCGATCGTATCGTTGATCTGCTGTTCGGTCAGGCCGAGCGAAGCCAGGAATGCCTGCTGGCCGATAATCACTTCATCGCCGAAGATCGACCGGGACTGTAATTCCCCGGCCTGTTTTATCAATCGCTTCTGCACGCTTTCACGCCCTTTCAGTGCCGTTAGCAACCGTTGCTCGGCCTGCATCTGCACATCGGCCAGGTGCACGGAAGCACCGGCCGCAGCCGTGAGCGGCGCGGTGAAATAAAGCGACATGGATTTACCGAAGCCCTGCAGGTCTTTACTCAGTCCCGCCAGTTGCTTCTTCACCTCGCCGCTCATGGCCTTAAAGCCGTATGTGTCGGCTCCCAATTTAATCAGGAGTTCCGCGATTTTTTTTGCCATGCTTCAAATCCGTTTGCGATCTCCAATGCTTCCCGTTCCATCCGCTCGATATCCCTCTTCGACAACTTGCCCGTTTTCCTCCGTGTCCGGGGCTTTTCGTCCCACGGGAAAGGCAATGCCTCGCCCGGGCCCTGCCCCTTGTAGTCCCGCATCGCCGACGACACCACGTAGCTACCCCACCGCTGCACCTCCATTGCCGTACGGTATTCGCTTTCCAGACGGCGAATATATCCCTGCTCTGCCGCATCGAACTCGTCGAGCGTCATGTCGTCGAACTCCGACGGAGCCAGCCCCATCATCCCGACACCCACGGCATAGAGCGAGCGGTAGGATATTTCCCGGGGGTTCTCCTTGCGGCGGCTTACTCGCCGGGCTTTGCGGTCGCCGCCGTCGGAAAAACCTTTTGCCCGGAGCCTATCGACGCGCGGAACAACGCGACAAGCTGTGGCAGCAGCGTTTCGTCCTCGTCGATCATATCCACCACGTCGTCCTCGGAGTAGTGCCGGGGTTGTCCCGATTTACGGGCGCCGTCGGTCATGGCCACCGCCGATACGGACACGATCAGCCCGATCATGTCGCCGACGTTCATGTCCGGCATCTGGAATTGCTTCACCATCTTGTCGAGGCTCATCCCGAGGGCGTCGGCCGTCGTCGCCAGCGTGCGAATGCCGAAATTCAGCGGATAGGTTTCACCCTTCGTTGTTATCTGTTGCAACATAGTTTTTAGGAATATACGGGCGGAAGGCTCCGCCCGTAGGTTATTGCTTGTTTGTCCGCATTACTCCATCGGCGTCAACCCGTAGCCTTTGAAAGAGGCCTTGTAGGTAGCTTTCTCCGAGACGGTTTCGCTGACTTCGAACGTCTCCACGACGCACTTGGTCGTATATTTCTTGGCCGTCGTGCCGGGCAGTGTCAGCTCGACCACGACATCGACCGCCTGCCCGCTGATCGCCTGTGCGATCATATCGGGCGTATCGAGGTTCTCGCCCGTTTCCGACGTATCCCGCACGCAGACGATGCCGTCGGCCGAGGCCGAGAACGCCAGGTTTTTCAATTCGAACTCCTTGCCTTTGGTGTCCTTGGTTTCCCACTCCTCGAACTCGGGCGAGATCGTGAAGGTGTGCGTTTGTGCGTGGTAGACGCTTTTGTTGGCGCATAACATCGTGAGGCTGCGCCCGTTTCCTGTTTTCATGTTATAAGATTTTAAATGTCATGTCATAGGTGGATATTCTGTCCTGATCGAAAAACACATACTCGCGCCCCTGATAGTAGAAAACACGCTCCCCGGATTCCCGCATATCCAACGCCGAGACAACAGTGTCGGCCAACCGTGCGGCCTCGGCCTTCGTCGACGCGGCGACCGATACCACCGTGGTCGTCACAGCCCCGGCATCCCCATCCTTCGAAGGGGTCGGTTCGCAACTCTCGGAATAGTGGATAAACGGCGGCTGCACGGCACTCGGCACCACCTCGGGATAAATCTTTTCCTTGGGCAGCACCGCCGACAGCATGTCGACCATTATCTCGGTTGGGATCATAGTTTTACAAAATTCTTGTTTGCAAAATTCTCGACCGCCGCCGCCATCTCTTTACCGAAATCGTCGACGGTAGAACCGGTCGCGCTGTTGAACGCCTGCATCATGAAGGGGTTCGGCGACAAGCCCCGCGCCGAGCGGGTGAATACCTTTTCACCGTGCGAGCCGGTGAACACCAACACACGGGAACCTTTCGCCCCCTTTGCCCGCTTGCGGGTCAGGGCGCGCGGATAACGATCCTTCGTCCCATCGTGCACGAACCGCGCATAAAAGGCGTTTACCTTGCCGTTCTTCGAGACGTCGAACACCGGGGCAATAGCCATCGGCACCACGGTCGGCACGCGGTCTTTCTTCAACGATACGACCCGGATCGACTTGCGAAGCCGCCCGGTTCGCTTCGGCGCCCGGTTCCGGGCGGCCAGCACCATAGGGCGGGCCGATTTGCGCAACACCTGCCGCACGATGCGCTTCTGCATCTGCTCGGCGAGCTGCACGAAGACCTGTACGGCCTCCTTGTACCCTTCGATCTTAATATCCGGCATTGTTGTCAATATCGGTTTTGGTGATAAGTATATGTGTCGTTTTCCGGAATCCTTCTTCGTAGACGGCCTCGATAGGGCGACGTTCCCCGTCGACCTCGACGAGCATGTCGGGAGTGATCCCCTTGTTGTACGGCACCGAAAATACGACGCTGTTCTCATGGACGATGCGCGAGGCATACAGGTTGGCACGGCCGCCGTTCTCGGTTTTTGTCGCCCAGAAATGACGCCACGGCGTCGGGTCGCCCACCAGCTCGCCGGTGCTATCCTGCCGAACCGCGGGTTTCAGCAGCATAATTTTAATCTTGCCAGCCATAGGGCGCCATGCGGTAGGGGTTCAACAATCTTTCGACGGTGAGGGGAAGCGCCCCGATGGTGCGGCCGATGATCGCGTCGCCGTCAGCCTCGGCCAGCGTTCCCGCCCGAAGCTGCACGGCAGCCTCGATGTTTCCCGGCAGGACGATCCCGCCGGCATCCAGGGGCTCGCGCGTCACGGCATCCTCGTAGTCGCTGTACCCGCATACGGTTTCGATCAGTACGCGGTTACGCTTGCGGCGCGACGACAATTCAGGGATGCGGAAAAACTCGACCGACGTACTGTGTTCCGACGCGACCAGTTCGTAATCCCCGCTGTCGAGTGTCTGCAAAACGTCGTCGGCATCGTAATACCGTATCGAGGCCACGGACAGAACCGGAGCGGTCGGAATATCCACCAGCGACGCCAATGCGGCCAGGCCGAACGTCACGACGCTGCGCACGATGATCCTGTTGGTGTACTGCTCGGCAATATCGAACGCCGCATACAGGTTGCGGATCGCATTGTCGTACAATTCACCGTCCTCGGGCACCACCCGCATCTGCTCGGCGGCGATCCGCTCGATCAGGTGGCGCGGATACTCCTTTTGCTTCCGGTTCTTCGTCATGGCCGTCCCCTGTTATGCCGAAGCGAGTGCGAGTACCTTGATCGGGTGCGTGCCCGCATCGTTCAGCTTGCCGTCCGCAAGGATGTGACCCATGATACCGATCATGTTCTCATCTGCGTACTTCTCGTAGAATACGGTCATACGCACGCCGTCCACCATACGCAGGTGGTAGGCCTTCGGGTCGCCGAAGGCAATGACCTTCGCCTCGGCCGTACCGATCTGCGGCATGTCGTTGTTGATGACCACGGGATGGCCGAGGATGTGGGTGATGGCCCCGGTGTTTACGTCCTTGAGGAAGATCGGCGATCCGTCCGTGGTCTTGATCTTCGCAATGTTCAGCAGCGTGTTGCGCGACATGATCCACGAATCCGCATAGGCGCCGTCTACGCTGGCGACCATATCGACGAGTTCGTCGTAGGTCACGGCGTCCTTGCTGGCGGTCGTCACCCCGGTAGGTGCGCTGCTCAGCAGTGCCGTAATGTCGTCGGTACCCGTTCCGCTGATCGTCGCAAGTTTGTTCAAGCCGCGGCGGATGCACTGCGCGATCGCCTCGACGACGACGGCCTCCACATCGACGCCCGACGTCTTGAGCAGGTTAACGTGGATTTTCTGAATCTTGGTGTTGTAGTCGTAGGCCTTGATCTCCGTGCCGCCGAACTTGTTCGACGAATCGTCGGACGTCTTGCTACCCTCTTTCACGCGCACCAGCTCGTCACCCGTAGCGTCGTAGGTCGGCAGGACGTAGGAATCGCTCGTTTGGGTAATGACGAAATCTACCGCATTGAGGAAGGTGCCGGTGCTCTTGAGCGCCATCGTCACCTTGCTCATCACCAACTTCGGCACGACGATCTGGTTGTTCGACGCACCGAGGAACAGGCCGTCGCGCACCTCCTGTGTCAGGTCGTTGCGGGTCTTGCGTCCCGACAACACATCGAGGAAGGCTGCACGCAGCTCTTCGTTGCGCTTCTCGGCGCGGGTCTCTTCGGTATCGGCACCCTTGCCCAATGCGGTCGACACGGGGCGGGCCAGCTCGGCCGCACGCTGCTCGTCGGCTTCGAGGCGTGCGATGCGTTCCGACAGGGCGTCGTACTGCGTCCGGTATTCGTTGTACTGCGCCTGCTCCTCGGCCGTGAATGCCGTGTCGCTCCGCTGCTCGGCGGTCTGCACGATCTCGTGCATCTTTTCGTGGAGCGCCGACCGCTCCTCTTTCAATTCTTTAATGCTTTTCATAGTTTTGAAGGTGTTAAAAGTTTTCGAGTTCGGAAGCCAGGAAATCGCGGGCCCGTACGACTTCGAGGCTTTTATGCGCCGTCCGGGTTGCCTCCGTGCGAAGTTCGTCGACGGCATCCCGTTCCGCTACGGCGGACGTGTTATCGTATTTCCCGACAATGACGATCGACAGATCGTACAACTTTGCGATTCGTTTTACGACGCGCTGGTCGTACTGCTGCGAAGCGTTCGCGGTTTTCCATGACCAGCTGTCCTCGGCCACGACGAACGCGAAACTGCACTCGTTGATGTCGCCGCGGCGCACCAGCTCCAGGATGTCGTTGCCGCGCGTCGTCGTCGGGGCCTCGAAGGAGAATTTGACACCTACGGCGTCGATCTCGATGCTCAGTGTCCCCGCCCCGTCGCGGTAACGTGCGAGCACATCCACGCAGTCGGTACCATGATCCGTGCACATGCGTACATCGGACATATCGCATCCGTCGAACGCCTGTGGGTCGATCATTTCGACCCATTCCCCCCAGAAGGGTTTAGACCATTCGTTGAAACGGACTGCGTAACCGCTGATCCGCCGCGAGGGTTCCTCACCCTCGCCCCGCTGCTCGACACACAAGTCCGTGACGGGCACCGAGCGCCGCAGCAGCCGATTGATTGCTTTTTCGTTATTCTGTTTCATTGTTTTGAGATTTTCCGGTCACGGGCTCCATATTCGCCTGGTGGTAGAACTGGTCGCCGCCCTCGTATCCGTCCATGTCCTCGCTGGCCCGGATTTCGTTCGGGTTCATCGCCCCGATATAAAACATTTCCTTGTAGAAGGCTGTCCGCGCAGCCGTGTCGGCCCGCAGCAAACCCTTTGCGTCGATGTCGATATAGGTGCGTCCCTTCTCATCCTCGCGCAGCAGTTTGTCGTTGAACTCGGCCTCGGTGTTGACGATCCAGGGCCGCAACGTGAGGTTATACAGTTCGAGGTTCTGTTGCTCGTTGTTGTTGTACGTCGAATGGCTTTGGTTGCCGACCATGTGGGGCGGGACGCGGAATATCGCCGCGATCTCGTCCACGGATTGCAGGCGCGTGGCGATGAACTGTGCGTCCTCGGGCGGGATGGTGATAGCCGTATAGTCCAAACCGTCCTCCAGCAACAGCGGTTTTCCGGCATTTTTCGCACCGAAATACTGCTCTGCGAGTTGTCTCCGCAAACGTTCATACGCTTCGTCGCTCAGTGTCTTGTCTTTTTTAAACACCCCGGTCGTCCGGCATCCGTTCTTATAGAACGAGCGGGCGAAGTCGAGCGAGTTGCCCGAGGTTTCGAGCAGGTCGGCGTGCTGGCGGATCGGCGACAGTCCCAACAGCCCGTTCATCGACAACCCTTTCAGGTGGATAACGTCACGGCTCGGAATCTTCGCCTCATTGCCGGCTATGGTGTAGTAGATGTCGTCATCGCCTTCCCACAGCGACACGTTCCACGGCAGCACGAAATCGAGCCGCGTCGGCCGTTGCATCGCATCCCGTGCGGTAATGAAGGCGTAGGCATTCCCCCGAAGGCACACCGAAGTCATCATCGCCCGCCGGAATATCACCCCGTTCATCTTCGGGTTCGGCTTCATCAGCAGCCGGGCGACCGGATGGTCGTACAACACACGACGGCCGCTATCGGTTCGCTCCTTGACATGCAGCGGCAGCGTGGACATAGCACCCGACAGCAGGTCGACGCACGACCAGACCGTCGATATTTTCAATGCGAAGTCCGTATCTACGTTGGCATCGCCACCCATCGTGTTAAACATCCGGCGTTCGTAAAAGACCGGAATCCCGAAGCGGAGCGCGGCGCGTGCGATTATGTTTCTGACAATTCCCATGTACGGCGTTTTTGCTATACAAAGGTTCGGAAACAATTTTCGGAAAAAAGGTTAACGCCGTTAACTTTCGCAGGTTAACGGCATTAACTTTTTAACAAATCGGCCTCCTAACGCCGTATGCGAGGGGTGCCCGAGCGGCGTTTGCACCACTGGCTGTACGAACTTTTGAAACTTTCGTAGCATTTGAAGCGGCGGCGCCCTACGATCTCGGCATATTGCCGCTCGGTCGCTTCGTATGCCTGCTCGTTCGTTTCGTAATACGCCAGGAGGAGGATATAACGGTCATAGAATCCCGCCGGGGTGGAGATAAAACGCGAGGTGTTGGCATCGAGCCGTGTGGTTGCTGGATTGGTTGGTTCTTTCATAGTCGTATATTTTGATTAATCGAATGTTCTCAAACCGCGGCTTTCGTACACGGACGGAGTTTCCGGATCGCGCAGTGCGCTCATGTATTCACCATGCGCCATGATCGCGGCGACGATGCCGTCGATCTTCTCGGGGCTCTTGTTCTTCAAGGGTTTTATATTGTCGTTGGCATCGCGGTAGACGACGACATTGGACATCTGCCACCGCAGCACGGGGTTGTCGAAGTGTTCGTACTCTCCGAGCCGCACAAGCCGTTCGAAATCCTTTGTCGGGGGCGATATGTTGGCTATCGACTGCTGGAAACCGTCCATCGGAAGCCCGTCGGCCAGCAGGTCGATGACCAGTTGCGACGAGTTCCATCGGTCGTACCCGATCTTGACGATGTTGTATTGCCCCGCAATCCTGTTTATATCGGCCCGGATCGCGTCGTAGTCGGTGACATTACCCGGCGTGACGGCGATATATCCCTGCCGCTGCCAAACCTCGATATTGATATTCTCGCGCAACATCTCTTGCCGGCTGCGGTACTTTTCCTCGGGAATCCAAAACCAGACAAGCACCTGCGTCCTGCCGTCCTCGTGGAATTCCAGCGCAAACGACGAATAATCGTTGACGGCCCCCAGGTCGAGGCCGCCGTAACAGGTGCAACCGGCCAGCGTCGCCGGGTCGGTCGTGGTTTTGCAAGCGCGCCAAACCTCGTCGTTGATCCACGTGTCCGCGGCCTGCACCCACATATTGAAGTTCTTCGTCAGGATGTTCGTTTCCTGCTCGGGCTTCGTACGGATGTTGTTATACTGTTCGACCAGGTATTCCGGAATCACGGAGGCTCCGTAGCACGGATTGGACTTATACCACATACCCGGATCGGCCAGCTCCTCGCGCTTGTCCTGCGTATAGATCATGACGAACAGCGTGTCGTCCTCGATGATTCCGGACAGCAATTTCAATGCACTCGTGCGGTAGGTGTAACATGCAGACGCAAGGTTGAAACCTGCGGTCGTGATAATGCACATCAGCGGTTGCCGGCGCGCACCCATGGACGACTTCATGACCGCGTACACCTCGTCGGTTCGGTGGGCATGGAACTCGTCAAGGATCGTGCACGAGGCATTTTTACCGTCGAGCGTCTTGGCATCGGACGACAGCGGTTTGAATACCGACCCGTTGTTTTCGTAAACGATCGAACCGCCGGCAGAACGGAACACTTTCGCCCGCTTCGAAAGCGTACATTTTTCGACCATCTGCTGCGCCGCACCGAAACATTCGCGTGCCTGGTCGCGCGTCGTTGCGCACGAGTAGACCTCGGCCCCGGCCTCACCGTCGGCGAAAAGCATATACAACCCGATCCCCGCCAGCAACGTCGTTTTGCCGTTCTTGCGGGCAACCTCCAAATAGAACTCCTTGAAGCGGCGGTAACCGTTCGCCGAGCGGCGAAAGCCGAACACGTTCCAGAGCACGAACTGCTGCCACGGCTCCAGCGTGATCGGCCGGCCGGCCCACTCGCCTTTGATATGCCTCAACGACTGGATGAAGTTGATACAGCGTTCCGCTGCACGCGCATCGAAATACCATCCCTTTTCCACAGCCTGATCCAAATCCCTGTAATAGCGTTCTACCGCTTGCCGTATATACTTGCACGCAACGACACGGCCGGACAGGACGTCGGCGGCATATTGTTCGGCCGGATGTATCTTCTTCACTCTTGTCATTTGAAAAACTCTGCAAACTGATCTTCCTCCTTCTTCGGTTCCTCTTTCCTGCCGCTCGCGGCCGCGTCGAAACTCCGACGGGAAACGGGCGACAACCCGAACTGCGCCCCGATCTTGTTGACCGTATCCAACGAATCCTTGAACATTTTGGCAGCCGGATGCAGCGTGCGCGTCACGCCCTTGTCGGTGTGCGTCGTAACAAAATACCCATACTCCGCTATATCATCGTTTGCCGCGATCAGATTGGCATAGGCCGCCGCATACGCAGCCAACAGGGGCAGGTCGAGTTTCGTCAGCACGCGCCACGTGATAAGCATTTTTGCCGTATCGCTATATATCCTGCGGGCCTTGTCCGTGAGCCACGGCGGCGCTGTGGTCTTGGTGATCGGCTTGCACACCCCGGTGGTCGGCGTCGAGGCTTCCTGCATCCGGCATTTTTTCAATGTTCCCTGCAAAGATTTTTTTGCATCGGGGATCGGTTTCCTTCCCATAATTTCACTCAAAAAGTTTTCAGATTTTGGACGTGTGTGCAGAAGATTGTGGGGGCGGTTGTGTCGCGGCCACCCTGTCGTGATTCCGACCCCTACCCTTCCGCACTATGCTTCAATATTTTATCGCATTAACTCATAGCTTTTGCTCGTGAAGGTTTGTGTCAATTTATGACACAATACAGTATCATATATATCACGGAAGTAATTATATATACACACCGCACTGCCCGACGCGCTGGAACTGTTTTATAGCTTTTTCCACCAGTTTCGACGGCGAGTTGCGAAGCAGCATTCGGGCGTGTACTTCCTGTGCATAGATGCGTGTCGTGTTCGTCGTCGTATGGCCGAGCATATCGCGTACGGTCTCAAGGTCGGCACCGGCCTCAACCATCATCGAAGCGCATGTGTGGCGTAACGAATGCGCCGTTATATCGGGCCGGTTGATCCCTATTGCCGCCAGTCGTTCGTGCACGATCTGGCTGATCGAGGTGCGCAACAACCGCTGCGGCACCTTTCGGTTCTCGCCGACGAACAACGCTTCGCCCGGCTTCAAATCCCGATCTGCGATATAATCCGTGAACAATTCGACGATGCTGTCCGGCAAAGCCATCGCTTCGACCTTCTCATGTCGTCCCTTACGCTGAATATACAGGATCGGGATGCCATCTTCCGTGCGGTCGAAATCTTCTATGTTGATCCGTTCGACCTCGCAGGTACGAAGCGCCAACAGCAACATCAGTGCGATCATCAGTTTGTCGCGCCTGCCCTTCCTGGTCGTCACGTCGATAGAATCCAACAGGCGTGCAGCATCGGCAGCAATAAGCCGTCCCTTGCGATGCCCTTTGTAACGCACAGAGGAACGTATACCATCGCCGATGCTGTCATAGTACCCGCGCTGCTTGCAGTATTTATAGAACAACCGCACCGCCGTCACGTAGCTGTCGACAGTCAGCGCCGTTTTCCCCTGTACTTCCAAATCCTGTTTGTAGCTGAGCAGATCGACGCGGCGCGGCATCCGAGGATCGCACCCTCGGCCATGCAGCCAGCGGAACCATAACTGTACCTTCGCACCATAGCTTCTGCGGGTCGTAGCCATTACATCTATGTTCGCCAACCATTCGGCGATGACCTGGTTAATCGTTGCACTTGTTTTCATTGTCTTGATTTGTGAGCCTCGATGCCGCTCTTCCGGTTATGGCATTTGTCGCAAAGGCTTTGCAGGTTGTCCATATCCATAGCTGCGCCTCCTTCGTTAATCGGCACAATATGGTCGACCACCGTGGCCGGGGTGACCAGACCGCGCCGTTTGCACTCCTCGCAAAGCGGATCCGCGTCGAGTTTTTGAAGCCGGCGGCGCCGCCATCGGGTCGACCGATAGAATTCACCGTTATCGTGCAGACGTCGGCCTTGTGTGATCCTCGGCGGAAGATAGCCGCGCCGGGTCGGCTTGGGGATGGTTGGCATATCTATTTCTTCTCCGCTTTCTCCAGCTCTTCAAGGAGGGCATCGGCGAAGTCGATAGCCTGACGAGCAATTAGTGTTTCAGCTGGTACGTTTGCGTACTCGCCTTTCGCCTGCCAGTCAGTAGAGACAAGCACAGGAAACGCAGCTGCCATCATCTGCCCCGCATACACCCTCCGCCAGTGCTCCCGGTCAACTATTAAGTTTTCCTTAATAGTTGGATCAACCTTTTCGGTGGCTTCGTCGATATGCTTCCCGTACTCTCCCCGCGCCAGCTTCTCGGCATAGTCGTCGTCGCGCATCATCAGAGAAATACTACATTCGCCAACAGTTAGGCTTGTCGGCAATCCCTCTTCAGTCCATGTTTCAACAACTCGTTTATCCGGATAATCGTCTCCAAAACCAACAATCCCAGAAAAGACATACGGCCCTTGCAATAGGGAATCAACTGTTACAGGAACAACGTCCCGCCCGTCTCTCGTGCACACCGGCGCCCCTGCTTTGGCGGCGGCTAAGTCAAATTCTCTCATAATTATTTCAGTTTATCGAGATTTTGCGAGAATCTCGCTATTTTACCAATTCAAATTCATAAACCACGACCCACGGATTCGATTTCCACGTACCCCGTTCTGCATGGCTATTCTTGTTTTAAGTTGTTCAGTCTGTCGATCTCGGCGGCGATAAGGGCGCCGGCCTCGGCAAGAGCTTCCAAGCCAGCGTGTGGGTTCCCTATAATACTACATACCTCAGCATGACGCACATTGCCTATAATTTGTTCAACCTTCATATCTCGGCCTCTCCTAATTCCTTTCCTCGCTTTAGCGATGATTTCGACACCTGTTTTCATGGGATTCTATTTCTTTTTTGAGTTCCTCGATTGATTTTCTGAGCCGTTCGTGTATTTCCACGGCGCGATACATAAGCCAAACAGTAACGATTCCGAGGATTGAAAGCAACAGCCACGCTATAATTTCATTCTTCATTTCTTTTTGCTTTCTTTAAGTTTCACGGCGAGCCGGGTGCATTCTTGGATGAATTCCTAGAAATCATCAGGTGATAGCCATACACAAGAATCGCCCATCTCCAACCTAATAGTCTTTTTATAGATAATTTCTACTGATATTTCGTTATCATCAAAACTATCTTTGAATGTTACTTTTGTTTTCATTTTCTCTTCTGTTTTAGCTCCGCAACACGGCGGAGGTCATCGCCTTATTTTTTCGGCAAATTGCCATATCCGTCGGAGAACATCCAAATTCCCGCAACAGTAAAAATAACGTGCAGCGCAAGCCTCCACCAATTACCCTCCGCGTAGTCTTGCATCGCTAAGTTTCCCGCAACAAAGGCGATCAACAGTCCGCCTATTGTGTCAAAGAATGCTTTTGTCATGGCTCGTCATCGTATTCGAATTCCTCAATCTTCACACTCCCCACATTGGGGTCATTCCGTAGCCGTTCGACAAGGCATCCTTTCGCATACATTACCGCATTAAATTTGTTGAATCCTATCCCTACGGAATCGTCCTTGTCGAACTCCTCTTTGGTGACGTTAATGGTTATCTGCGCCACTACTTTGATTCTATATCCTTTCATAGTTCTGTCTTATTCATGAATTTCCCGCCAGCCGATGATATTCGCATCTGGAATCATATAATCCGTTCGGCTTACGTACCAATAACGGCGACCCCGTTCATCTAAATCCATGTTGCAAACCGACACCTTCCCCTTATCTGTCTTGATTTCGACGTCTTTATATTTTTCCGGCAACTCCTCTTTCGGGTCGTGCCAGCGGGTCAGCAGGTCGTGTTCGGCCTCGGCTCCGGAAATATGTGCCATCCGGACATCCTCCAAGTCGTAGCCGCCTTGATAGGCATGCTCTCAACAATACATGTCGGCTCTTTCATCAATTGTTTTCATTCTCGGTCAGTTTTTGGATGAATTGCCGCAGTGCGACACAATTATCGGCTCCTATTCCACAGGCGCCTACAACAGTACAGCAACAATCGACACAATATGCCTCAATCGCTCTTTTCCGCATCCGCTCCTCGCCCTCCTGCTCGGCAAGTTCGGCTGTGTGGGTCATTGCCAATCTCAACCGCCTTTCAACGTGGTCAGCCATATCAACTGTAAGGTTGTTTATGCACCCGTCGATAAATTCCCTTGCTTTTTCGCTTTTCATATGTTCAGTTTATAGCCGTTAGACAAAAGCCATTCGGTAGCAGCCATAAGTACATCGACCAATTTCGTCCCCCGGTGGGAGATCAATTCTGCTCCGCTTTCAGTTTTGTAGCAGGCTATTTCCCGCAACATCGTTTGTATTTCAATCCGCTACCGCACGGGCACGGCTCGTTGCGGCCGATCTTATCCCTGCTTCGAACGTATGTTTTGCCTCTGCCGTTGGCGCATCGTTCGCAGATAGGACGACAATAACCGTCATATTTGTAAATCTTCGTGTTGCCGCAGATCGCGCATCGCTCCTGCTTGGAATCCGTTTCCTGCGTTAGGCTTTCTAAATTTTGCGATATGTTTTTGACGCTATCGCGAATGCCTCGCTGGCATAGATCATATACTTCTTGTGGAATAATGGTTTTGTCGTTCATCCTTTGTAGTTTTTGAATTCAACACTCTTGAAAATTGCCTTGTGGTTACACCAACGCGCCAGCCGTTTTTGCTCTTTCGTCGGCTCAATGTTATTATCGAAATCCCGGTAAGGCTGGGCAAACGGGCAGACTTTCAATTTACGCAGGGCGTTGATCCGCTCCAATGATTCATCGACATCTTGTATCAGGCAGTAGACGAAAATGCGATATGGCTTGATGCCTCGGCGCCCCAACTCTTGGACACACTTTGTAACCGCCTCCAGTTGGGACATCCGGTCGCAGGCGAACCGAATATGCTGAATCCACTTCACCCGCGCCAGCAGGTCGAGGATGTAGGGATCATCGCACGCCCTCCGGGCATCCAGCCCTTGATTGAAATCAACCGCGATGCCCATGCGGATTATTTCCTCGATCTGCTCCAGCCCAAAGTCCGATGCCAGCACGTTGTTATCGAGCAATACAGCCCGGCGCTTGTCGCCGATAAACTCCCGTAGCGGGGATGCGGGCCGGATAGTTCCTTCTTTGTGCGGAACAATGCACCACGGGCAGCGGTTCGGACAGCCACGGGTAAGGAATCCGTAGGCTTCATTTACTCCGTACAGCGAATAATCCGGACAGGTGTGCTCGATTTCGTCGGGTAGTGTTGTCGTGTAGTCTTTATACCCGGTTCCGGCTCGTATTACTTCGCAATGATAAATGTCGAGGCAATCGGGGGTAAAGGTAAAGACTTTCGACATATACACTCGGTCGTAGCGACCGAACATCGGGTCGGCGAACTCCACCGAATCACCCTGCGATTTATGCCAAGCTGACAGTTTCATCAGCGCGAGGTTCGGGAAGTTGTGACCGTCTACGTCTATCAATCCTATTCGCATGGTTCTTGTATTCATTTATCGTGATGCGCACATCATGGGTGCTATTTTTATTTCAGAATAAATTCAAGCTCGGCCAGTTGTTTCTTTTTCAAGGGAACGCAAGCATTGGACAGGTATTCCCGTATCTGATCCTTGTTTTTGCCAACACCTTCTGGGTCGCAAAGCCTGTGCGCTGTGACTGTGGCTGCCTGTATTTCGCGTTGCAATCTGTCTCGCATCATGCAGACACCCTCTTCCGGTGTGCTTTCGATAAAAATAAGCAGGCGCCTAAGATGGCGTATTTCGTCGTTGTGCTTGCCGATTTTTTTCCGCAATGCCTTGTAGGCCCGCGCCTGGGATTCCCGGGTGAAGAATTTACCAGTGTCATAGTCGTGTTTTAACTGGTTGATCGCCGCAATGTTTTCGTTGATCAGGGCGTTGATGTCCGATGTAGTTTTCATGGTTATCGTTCGTTAAAGGTTAACTGAGGGGACTGGGGTCGCGGAGCGTCATTATAGCGGCTTGCGACGCTATCGTAATCGGCTATCCGAATGTACGTGTCCCGCGCGGTGTCGCCGCGAAGAATTATTCCATCGGCCACGAGTTTGTCCACGATCCGCTTGAAGCCTTCGGGCGTCAGAACCTGCGAAACGTGAAGGTAGATTCTGTCGCCGATCAGCAGCGCATGGTCGGGCTCTATCCGGGCAGCGCGTTTGCGCGCCTGGATGTCGTAGACAACACGCAAAACCATTTGTATCGGCGTGGGTTGTTTCGTACGCTTGAACATAGCTATTCTCGTTTGTCCTTTCGGCCGTTTATCTCCCAATCCTGACGCAGCCATATCCTCAGCGTCCGGTGGACGGAGGCAACCGTTTTTTCGATGCCTTTCTTGTTGGCCATAGCCTCCACCGTACGCATCAAATCGCCGGGCTTATAGTGCCCGACCAAATCGCGGGATTGCCACGTTATCAGGGGCGCGTCTATCTTCATCTGCAAGTCGGGGTAATACATCCATACCATGACGAGGAACTGGTATTCCTTCCCGAGGGACTTCCACACCTCCGACGATTTGTCCCAGCATCCGGCCCGCCACAGCTCGCGGTGGATGCGCCGGGCATCCTCGCGCGTATCCGCACGTGCGCACGCGATTTTAAAGTCACTTACCAACTGTGATATAGTGCTTTCTCTATCCTGTATCTCCCCTGTATTACTATACTTTATTTCTGATAGCGTTTCATCCGGTGTTTCACAGGCTGTTTCAAAAGGTGTTGCATCGGTTGTTTCATTTGCCACGCCATCCAAATCCCATTTGCCATAATCACAAATAGTTATAAGCGTCCTGCCTGTTTCGACAGCCGTTTCAATCTGTATTCGGATGTTGTTTCTATTGCTGTTTCTCAGCGACTGTAAATACCGGTACACCGTCGCGGCGCTCCACCCCCACCGGTCAGCCAGGAAACGCATCGTCGTAAGCAGTTGGCCGCGTTGCAACACCACATCCCGTGTCGCACAGTGAACCACCCGCCCGTCGACATAGGCCGCCATCTGCAGCAGGTCGACCTGCGCCTCGATCTTGCCGAAAACGCGGCGTTCTTTCCACTCGTCCGAATTGAACAGGTCGCGCGGTATTTTCAGGTATCCGGCCATATTATCTATCCCCTACGACTACATGAAGGCACGTATACCCCGCTGTTTTCCACGCCACGGCCATAGCCTCGCTATCGTCCAGGACGAAGGATACGGCGTTGCGTTCCTCGGGCGTCGTTTCGGCCATGAAGGTGTCGATCTTCGATACCACATCCGGGCGCTCGTCCGCAGGCGCACGCATGATCAGCGTGTAGTCCTGCGGAGACATCCCCAAGTGCCGGTGCAGCCACAGTTGCGTCCGCTGGCGCGCGCACTCGCTCCGCGAGGTGCAGAATAAGATCGAATAGGTTTTCGCAAGCTCCCGCACCAAGTCGCAGACTTCCGGGATCGGATCGTCGTCGAACTTGTCGGCGTAAAACCGCGCCCAATCCTTCGGTTCCCCGGCAATGTATTTTCGGCGTTCGCCGACGACGGACAGGGTGCCGTCAATATCAACCACAACAATATTCCTCATGATATAAAGTGTTATTTCATCCATCCAAAAGGGTTTGGCATACAATCGAGTTTGCGCCGCGCTTCGCGGGCGATCTGTTTCCTCCGCAGCCCGAGGCGCCACACCTTGCTTTTCACAGCCCGGACATTACGTCCCAGTTCCCCGGCGATCTCCTCGGGCGACCATCCCGCCGCATATAATTCTGACAACTTGCGCACGTCCGCCGGGCGCCATCGCTTGTGGTATATTTCGTCCATAGTAATTTCATCGAAAAAAAGCGATCGCGGGCCTCACGGCAGGCCATCGCCCCGGCATAATGCCATTAGCAAAATCACAATCCCATTTAGCAAAGGGTTTATTTTCGGCGGCGCCCGTACAGGTTTCCCGTCGTCGTCGCAACCATGTCTTTGTCCGTCAAATAATGCTCGTTCAGTTCGTTTCGGGAAAAGTACACCAACTTACCCTGCTTGTGGAACGGCACCTGGCGCCGCTCCACCCGTTTCGACAAGGCGTCGGTCGTTGTTCCGAGGTATTCCGCGGCCCGTTCGATATTCATAATCTCGTCGGCCGGTTTCATCATGCGCACCACACGTTCGGCGATCATGTCTATTTCGGTCAATGTCAGCATATCATTCCTCGATTATGTATTCATATTCATTCCGCCGTCCGCGGCGCACCCGGCGCGTCGCGCGTTCGTAATCGCCGCCGCAGAAAGTGTAGGTGCAGAATAGCAACAACAGGCACGTAGCGCCGATACGGCGTCCGACCTCTCGAAGGTCGATATTGAAATTTTCGCAAAACCACCATGCGACCAGTGCATTCACCGACCGCCGGCCGATCTTTTCGTAGATATTTTGCGTATGCCGGATGACCGTATTATAGGATATGCACAGCCTGTCGGCGATCTCCTTTCCGATCAGCCCGTCCACGTACGCCCGGGCGACCCGGGCTTCGGCCTTCGATAAAATCGCATCGGTTTTCATGACTATTCACCCCACGGGTCGGTTACTCCGTAGGCCGCGAATGCAGCCTCCACACACCGTACGTCGTCGACCGAATAGCCGACTTTTCCGTCGCGCCGGTTCGCATACGCCTGACGGCTCGTGATACCCAGCGCGGCCATAATAGAAGCCCTGATCGCCGGGACGTCGCCATATTTGGCTTCTCGCAGCCCCTTTTTGAATGATAGAGTTGTAGGGATTTCCATTTCCAATTTGCGCTTTCGTAGATTTTTTTATATATATTTGCTATTTACATTGCGTTAATTCCGTCGTACCTTTGCGGTATATCTTAATTAACACAATGCAAATATAAGCACAAATATTAGCAATACAAGCATTTTTGCTAATATTTTTCACCGCAAATTGCTAATAATATACATAATGCCTGATTTTAAAGAGTTTAGAAGATTGAATAACTTAACTCAGAAGGATGCCGCCGATTTTTTTGGCTGCACCCAGGGGTTTATTTCGCAAATCGAGAAAGGATTTAGGCCAATTCCTCTCGAATTTATTAGCAAAGCAACATCTGCTTTGAAATGGGACACCTCAGCCCTTATTGGTGGAGGAAATGACGCTAATAAAATTTCACAATCAGACACATCAAGCGTCATAAGCACAGGTAAAGTTATCCCCTATTTTGATGCAGAGGTCGCAGCGGGCACAGCATACGGAATGGAAATGACACAAGCACGACCATCGGGGATGATCGAAATCGGGGGACTTATGAAAGACAGTGAATTTGCACTCCGCGTATACGGCAACAGCATGGTGCCAAATTACCCAGCAGGTTGTGTGATTGGGCTCAAGCAGTATAACGAGCATTTCATCGAGCCAGGAACCGTATACGTTATAGAAACTCACGAAAACCGCTATTTGAAGCGGTTGTACTATAATAAAAATAAGACCGCCTATCGTTGTCTTAGCGACAACCACATGAAACACGAAAGCGGGCCGATGGAGGGCGAGTATTTCTATCCGGAATTCGAGATACCGCTTGCCGATGTTCAGCGCCTTCTCCGTGTTACAGGGGTAATAAAAAGAAATATTTTATAACTCCACCCTACAAAGGGCGACATACCCAAAATCACTAAAACTTTACCCCATGAAAAAAATTTCTAAAGTTTTATTGTACATATCAAGCATAGTGTTTCTGTCTGCTTGTTCAAGTGATTTAGATTTCGAACAGATTGAATACTTTAAGAATAAAGAAAAGTGGCGCGTATTCGTGTACATAGCTCCTGATGCCACAATAGAGCAAATGAAAGTCCATGCCCGAAAACAAATGTATACTCCGGGCAAAACAACCGACGTCTACTATTATCGCAGCAACCCGGGTTTTACACCATACTCGGTGACCAATGCCAGCAATGCAATTGAAGCTCAAAAATTGGCATCACGCCCTGGATGCGTATTGCGCTACCAAAAGGGCCCAAGAGGAGAAGAATACTTTTCAGAAACACCAAATTGAACCGATAATAGTCCTATAATACAAAAATGCACACCTAACCCTACAAAATCATGGACTTCAAAGATCAAATTAAACTCTTGAGCGAGCGCGTCATCAAGCTCAAGGAAAACACCCAAACTGAAGAGGCTACAAAAACTGCGTTTATCATGCCGTTCTTACAAACGCTCGGCTATGATGTTTTCGATCCGACAGAAGTAGTGCCGGAATTCACGTGCGATCTCGGCATTAAAAAGGGAGAAAAAATTGATTATGCAATCCACAAAGACGGCCAGCCGATTATCCTGATTGAATGTAAACATTGGAAAGAGGATTTGAATTCACACAATGGGCAACTTTTTCGATACTTTCATGTATCAAATGCCCGATTCGGCATCTTAACCAATGGAATCATCTACAAGTTTTATACTGACCTCGTGGAGAAGAACAAAATGGATGAAAAACCGTTCTTTGAATTCAACATGGAAAAGTATCGGGAATCACAGGTCGATAAACTCAGGGAGTTTCATAAAAGTTATTTTGACGTAGACACGATCCTCAATACCGCCAGCGAATTAAAATACACCAATGAAATTCGCAACGCTATTGTGAAAGAGGTTAACGATCCTACGGATGAATTTGTAAAATATTTTGCTCGTCCCGTATATCCTGGCCGCTTCAATGATGTTATACTTGAGCAATTCCGCGCAATCGTAAAGCAAGCGTTTGCACAATATGCCAATGACTATATGAACGACCGACTTAAATCTGCGATTTCGGCAGATACAGTCGTCGAAAATAAATCAGAAGCAAAAAACCCTGACCCAAATCCCGAATCGGCAGAGACAGCAGAAGAAAACAAAATTATTACAACGGAGGAAGAAATGCAGGGATTTTATATAGTTCGTTCCATACTTTACCCCGAGGTAGACGATATATCCCGTGTTGCACATCGAGACACCCAGTCGTATTTTGGCATTCTACTCGATGACAATAACCGCAAACCGATTTGCAGGCTACATTTCAACAGCAGTAATAAATATATTGAAACGTTCGACGCAGAGAAAAAGGGTACAAAACATCTGCTTGAATCGTTAAATGACATCTATAAATATAAAGACGAAATAATAAGCGCCTGCAAACAATACTGA